AACCCTACGAGCAGGAGCCTTTTCTTCTTTCTTTTCTTCCATCTTCGGAACTGCTGCTCTTCTCTTGCCATTTTCATGTTCTTTATTAGAACCTTCATTAGCATTTCTTTCCATTTCAACAGCAAAATCTACATCAAATCCAAGTTTATCTCTAATAACTTCTCTCTTCTGAACATCATTAAGCGGAAGTTCTACAGCTAAATCTTTAATCATGTCAAGTACACCAGCAGGTGCAAAATCAAGACAGTCTAAAAATTCATCTAAAGTACCATACTGAAGAAGATACTTTACATTCTTCTCGCCATAATAATACTCAGGTTCTACTTCACCGAGAAGCTCTTCTACTGCGGCCGCATCATCAAGAACTAAACAATTCTGTAACATATACATACCACCAGGAATCCAGGACAGCTTCTGTAGTTCCTCGAAAGTTAGATCCTTAGTCTCGCCAGGCTGAAATTGTCTATTTAAATTTCCTAAATCTGGAATGATATAGCCTACACTACCTTTATCCCTATTCGTAACCTTGATAATCTTATCCTTATCTACCATTATCTTATAACTCCTTTTATCTCCTTAATATATAAAGAAAAGGGGAAGATTAAAAACCTTCCCCGTATATATTGTATTTATTCAATCAACTAATTAGTGATTTTAAGACTACTGTTAGTGTATACACAGATACCAGGGTTAACCAGAAGAACACCAACACCGAACTTACGGTAAGTCTGGATCTCTCTTGACCAATCCTCTTGGCTCTCAACTTCACGTACAGCAGTTTCGCCCTCAAACGCAACCTTGACTGGCTTATCGCTACCAGTTGGGATAATGTAAGCCTTAGAAGGATCCATTACCTTAACTGCGTTATCAATGTCTGTGAATGACTGAGGCAGGATAATAACATTATGTCCCTTATAAGTAGCATAATATCCAACATCCCAACGCTCTTGCTTCATTTCATTAGAAGCCCATCTGTCATCTGGAATCATTGTTGCAGCGAACTCAAATGTGCAGTAAATAGTAGACTTACCATAAACATCAGCTGTCTGGATCAGTCTATCCATCTGAGCTTCTACGAAACCAGTTTGGCTAGTCTTGTTCTTAGCAGTTACCTTAGCAACAGCAGCATCAAGACCCTTAGCGATTTCTCTGTAAACAGCTTCGTCCATACCCTCAAGAATGAGGTCATAAACATCACTCATCTGGATTCTGCCATCAAGGAACTCTTCGAATCCAATCTGAGCAGCTCCGCCCCAAGCGCTCGTAGGAATTTCATAAGTATCTCCATCAAGCTTGAAGACTTCATATCTACCAGCAAGACCAACTCTTGTTACGAAGTTGTTCTTAGCTCTAATTCTGGATTTAGCACTGATTCTTGTTGAGAATACAGGCTTATCTCCCTGTGCATATGTCTTAACTTCTGCGAACTGTCCGTAGTTCTGCATAACTCTTGCAGGAAGAATTTCATCAACACCAACCTCGATAAGTTCGAAGATGAGGTCTCTGTTTCTTCTATACTCACGGAAGTTAGAAGCAAGTTCATTCATTTCTTTTCTAAATGTCTCATTTAAAGCCTCGAATGTAAGATTCTTTCCTTCATAAGAGAAGTTAGCAGAAGGATTTAAAGAGGCTTTTGCAGTAGCCTTAGCTAATGCGATTAAATTTGTTCTATCTAAAGCCATTAATCTCTCTCCTTTCTTACTTTACTCTCTGAATCTTAACACCTGGCTGTCCATCAGGCATTGTGTACTCTTTAACAACCTGGAAGCAAGGAACAGATGCGTTAGCAAGGCTTGCAGCTTTCTTAAGGTATCCTGTAGTAGCATCTACTTCAAGGTAATCCTTAACGCTTAATGTAAGTCCAGCAACCTCTGCACTATCACTTGTATTTGCTCCAAATGTATTTGTTGTATAAATATCTCCAATATTTGTTTTGAAAAGTCTTGGATAAATAAAACCATCTGAGAAGTCAGTAGCTCTTAAAACAAAGTCCCTATGCATTTGCTTACGAGGATCGTAAAGCTTTTCTTCACAATAAACAAGGCACCATTCGCCGTCACCTGTTAATCCTGCAAATCCATCAGCATAGTTATATTTTAAAAACTGGCCTTGCTCAAGCTGAGCAATAGCAACCAGCTTACCATCACTTACAGATGCTGCAGGAAGCTGTGCATAAATCTGGCCTGTCTTTTGAGCAGAAAGATGGTTAGGCTCTACTTGTCCAAAACCGATTCTCTTAATTTGTGCCATATTAGACAACCCTCCTAATTAATTTCTATTCTGAACTTCTTCAACTGATTTTATCCAATCTGGAGTTGAATCGTTCATATCTAAACTAAAAGTAGTAACAGTTTTCTCTGTCATATCTTTATCATTTTTTGATGTATTATCTAAATCAAAATTGACCTTTTTTCTATAACAAATTACTGCTAATTTTGCTTCAATATCTTCAAGAGAATAATTTCTCTTATTCTCCATTACGTCTTTCTTATCTTCATCAGAAAGCATAGAGAACTGAGCAATTAAAGCATCCTTTTCTTTATCTTCTACATCATTTTTGAAAGCAACGAGTTCATTATAAGATTCTTGAAGTGCAGTATACTTAGCCTCAAGTGCTTCATATTCTGCATCAGTATGAAGTGTGCTGTTTGCAACAGGAGTAGGATCTGATTTCGGTTCAGCATTCTCCTCTTCTTCCTCTTCTTCTTCTCTTTCTGGAGCACCACCAACTTCGTTACCAAGTTTAGTACGCTCTGTATGAGATTCAGCAGAATCATCTTCTACCTTTACTTCAAATTTCTTCTTATCTTCGTCATCTTCCTCTTCTTCATCATTTGCATCTTCTTTAGATTCTTCTTGAGCGTCTTCTTGCTCCTCTTCTTCTTTTTTAACAAATTCTGAAGAGCTTGATGTATCTTCTGCTTCTTCTTGAGTTTCTGTAAATTCAGTTTGAACGATTTCGTCCTCTGTCTTTACTTCATCTACAATGATATTAGCATTGTCCACTGTATGCTCTCCTTTCAATGCAAATTCTAAATCCTTCATCATACTATATAAAGTACGGTTAAAGTTTTCATCAAGAGTGAATTTAGGTGCTGTAACTGCGGCGCCTTCGAAACAAGGCTCAACATCTTCACCTAAAATACAAAGCTTTGACACTACTGCGTCAGTAATAATAAAGAACTCTGCACCGGTTGCTGAGTTCACACTCCAATGACCATCAAGATGCTCATCGTCTAGTTCCATAGATTGTGGGCGGCCGCCATTCTCTAAAGCTGATTTAGCTTCTGGGAACTGCTCTGTCCACAGGTAACCAGTTGTCATAAGATATTCTCTCTCAACAGCATTACCAAAATCATCAAAGTCATTAAACTTTTGGAACCAAACTTCTGCATCTGGTGAGACAAAACCATAAGGCTTTGTCAAACAATTAAAATGAATACCATCTGCATCAAGAATTAATTGGTCACCATGGTCTCTGAAGTCCTGCTTATCATCACTATAATAACCAACGATAGGAGCGCCGCGTAATGTCTTAGCCATTTCTGTAGCTACATCTTTATTAATATAGCTACCATTACGATTTTCACCTATGTAAAATACCTTAATTTCACATTTTGACATTAACGGATTAATATCAAGAGGTTGAAGATTAATGAATTGTGGTGATTCAATCGTCGCTATAGATTTATGTGGTAAACTCATTTTCTATCTCCCTCTTACATAGACTCTCTATTTGCTAATGTTTTATCCGATTTTTCGTTGTCTGGTTTCTCTGGGCGGCCAGCCTCAGAGTCACTTGAACTAGAACTTGAGGATCCGTTAGACGAGCCCGCGCCATTCTTGTTTCCATTTCTCTGTGCCAGTGCTTCAGCGTTCATAGTATTTGATGTAAGTGGAGGAACAAATACGCTGACCAGATCCAGAACATCGTTCTCGAAGTAAGCAGTAGCTAAAATAGAACTTTGAGATTGGCCTAACGCAATCTGAGGTAACATCTTTGAGTAACCCATCTGTGCTTGCTCTTTATATAATTTAGCCATCTCTTTGTAATTATAAATCGTAGTAGTTAACACTTGCGCTTTATAATAACACTTTCTATCATTCTTATTATAAGGCTCTAATAATAAGTTTAAGAACCCTTCAAACTGTTGAATTAAATTATAAAGCGATGCTTCATCATTAAGAATAGAATTATTTAAAGCAGTATTACTATTGCTATTAAATTGCATCTGAGATACACCAGCTTCATTATAAACTGCTCTTTCTACCCTTGTTAAATCATCAGTTTGAGTAGTATTACTTTTGTCTGACATATCAGCCACATCTACATCAGCAAATGTAGTTAATACATCAATACCTATTGCACGACTCAACATTCTTACTGCATTATTATGAAGTGCTTGCGCTTCATCAACATCAAACACTAAATCGCCATTCTTATCTATAGGCATCTTCTGAATAATAATTTTCAGTAATTTTTGAGCCATTCTTCTTTTGTCAAGGTCCTTCGCTTCATCTAAATCAATAATAGCGAGTATAACTGAAATAAATGGAGGAAAATCCTCACCATTAAGATTAAACTTTATAACACTTTTAATATCTAATAGATACCAACCAGATGAATCACCTGGATCAAGCTTTAAAGTACCATCTTTATACGCCTTATATCCTTTTTTAAATTCAGCAGGGAATAAATTTAATACTTTTGCCCTCTGCTCACTATTAGAATACATATCGTCAAAGAAAGCCATATTAAATTCTACTGCGGGTCTACCGTTTACACTATATCTAGACCTACAATAAGCTGGCGGCAGCTCTTGAACAGACATTCTATTGCCATTAGGAATTAAATATCCATAATAGCAACCGAATCTAATAACTTTTAAAGCAACATCACCAAAAAATTTCTTTACTTCAAATTCATCAAGATATTTTAATGCTTTAAAAAAGTTTGTAAGTATTTTATTTCTATTATTATTACTTAAGCTAACATCTGCATCTGCTGCAACACCTAAACCGCCATTAATATAAGGTGTTACCACCCAGTCATATCTATATAAATATGCCATATATCTACATAATCTATTATAAATACCGCTTGTCTTATAATAGAAATTAGAAATTTCTCTTAATTTTGGTAAGTCTTGGTTTGCAATAGCCTTTAATATATAGCTTTTGGTTCCGAATTGCTTATTCGCTTTCTTGAAACTACCTAAATCATTAATAGTAGCATCTTGAAGTATCTGCGCACCAACTCGAATTTTAGAAAAAGCATGATTTCCTACTAAAGTAGGTGATACATCTTCGGTGTTATCACCAACAGCCAAAGGAATATTAAATCCTTTGTTCCTAATCTCTTCAATTCTGTTTATCAAAATAACACCTCTCACTTTTTAACTTTATTGTATCAAAATTTTTTAGTTTTGTCCAATTTTAATAACCAGCTAAACTAAAAATATAATCATAGTTTATTCGATGCTCATCGGTGTATGGGATAGCAATCAGTTTAATGCCATGCTCTTCACAATAAATGCGCTTCCGCATGTCATTAAACTGTTGCTTACGTAATCCTTCATATCCACCAAACTTACTTTTAGCTTGGTAATGTTGTATTCCTTGATATTCAATCAAGAAATCTATATCTCCATTGTCATCGAATACACAAAAGTCAAATCTAAGAGGTCTCCCAGAAGAAGAAACTAAATCTGGAAAAGAATATTCCTCAACGAAATCTACTCCCGCCGCAACAAGAATATCCTCTATTTTAATTTCTCCTCTACTTGCTCTCATTTTATCTCCTTCTTTTGTGTTTGCTATTGTATTTTTAAAATCAAGTTAATCTAATTTTTGAAAAATGTCCTTACTTTTTCACTATAGCTGCGGCCGCAAGCGTTCTAGGACCAACCCAACCATCGCCTTGACCTTTGCCAACTTCTTTTTCTTGGAACTGCTTAGTATACTTTAATGTAGTGTCACCATAAATTCCATCAACAGTAACAACTGTCTTGCCAAAATACCAATTCAGATATTTCTGCCACAGTTCAACTCTGCTGCCAACTTCACCATAATACATAGTGATAGTAGCATTAACTGAAGAATTATATCTATGCACTCTTGGGAATCCTTTATATCTTGCATCAGTTAGTGTAGTAACTCTAATAGAATTATTCCATTTTGTAGAATTTCTAATATTATCATCTCCGCTACCAGCTTCAACAATCTTTCCATTGCCAATATATAAAGCTACATGAGTATCTTTACAAAGTACATCGCCAGGTTTTAAACTTGATTTAGCAGGATGACCAAGATTGGTAAATAAACTAGATTTAGCATATCCACTGTTCTTACCAAAATCCCAAGAACTAGTATTTCTACATAAACTAAGTGCCTTAGGTACACATCCACCATGTGCCCAAGCTGCACCTACAAATGGATTACAACAATATGTAAACTTAGGATCTAACATATTACGTTTTTGTTTACCATTTGTTCCACAGAAATAACATCCATTGTGGTGAGCATTAGCATCTTTAGCTTTATTAGTATATCCATAATGGAATCTGTTATCTCCCGCAATCCATTTTGCCCATTTAATTGTATCTGCAATAACTTGAGCATTAGATTTTCTTACTGTTGTTGTTGGTAATATTCCAGAATATCCTACTTTTTCGACGGGGGCTTGATTCTCCAGTAATTCATTAACCTTTGCCTGCACTGCATCATAATCATAACCTGCTGCAATAAGTTTTTCTTTTCTAGTTTTACCGCTTCCCCATTTGCCATCTAGAACCTCCTGTGCAAGTCTTGCAATTAATTCTTCTTTGGCTTTCTTCTTAGCCTTTTCTGCTTCAAGCCTTACTTTTTCATTTGCAATAGCTTTATTAACAGAAGTTTTTTCATTAGTAGCTGCTTCAAGTAAAGCATCTACTTGAGATTGAATTGCATTATAACCATATTCAGGTTTCTCTAAATTTAATGTTTCAGGTTTCTCTGATAGCCAATCTCCATCAGCAATTTCTTGTCCTAAAAGTTGTAATAATTTACCTTGTTCTTTAATTCTAACAAGCGCAGCTAAACGAGCTTCTTCAGCTTCACGTCTTAATTTTTCTTCTTCTTCAGCTTTTTTACGAGCTTCTTCTTCTGCAGCTAATCTAGCTGCCTCTTCTGCTGCCTTAGCCTCTGCTTCAAGACGTGCCTGTTCAGCTGCCACCACATTATCTTTAGCTTTCAAGATTTCATTAACTTTAGTTTGAACTGCATCATAATTATATCCTGCATTAGTTAAATTAGTCTTTCTAGCAGCACCAGAACCCCACTTACCAGCGATTACTTCTTGAGCAACCTCATCAACGGTTTTCTTTTTAACTGCATCACATACAACTTCAATAATATGATGTGAATCAATTTTACTAATAATGTAA